TTCAAATCTAATATATAAAATAATCACTATACAATTAATCAGAACGTAGACGAGTATAGTCGACGGCCTAGAGACTGCGTTCGGAAAAACTAGGAGGATAATTATGGCAACAACTACATTTTCGGGACCGGTAAAAGCGGGACCGATAAGAGAAGGAGCTAGTGCAAACACTGGTTTCGTATTAATGGCTCAATCAGCTAAAATTGTTTTTGGTGCAGATGGTAGTACAACTACTATTGCAACATTACCAGCAAATAGCCAAATCTTTCAAATTAGTTTAGATGTAACCACTGCTTTTAATGCAGCTACAACTAACACAATAGATTTTGGAGATGGGACTACAGCTGATAAATTTGCTGATGCTTTAGCAGCAGGATCACAAGCTAGAGTTTTAGCAACTTCAGATGTATCTCAAATCGGAAACTTAATCGATATTGGAACTTCTGATGTTACTGTTGTAGCTACATACAACCAGTCAGGTACAGCAGCTTCTGCTGGTGCAGCGACTGCAACTGTATTGTATTTACAAAATAACAATTTAAGTTAATAATTAATTTTGGAGCTCCTTCGGGAGCTCCTTATTAGGAGAATATTATGGCAGGTGGTGGATCATTTTCAAGTGATCAGAAGTTTACGACATTAACAGCTGATGGAAGATTTAAAACTATCACTGGTGGTAGCACAAATTTAGGACCATGTAGAGTAACATATATACTGGCTCATGGTGGAACTAATTGTTTAGTAAAATTACATGATGGAACAGATGATACAGGTTCCTTAGAGTTTCAAGCTAAATTTAGTTCTGAAGGACTTGACCTAATGGTTCCAGGTTCTGGCATAAGATTTAGAACAGGAGTTTATTTGGATTTAACTACAACAGACTCTGTAACAATAGGATATACGGGATAATGAAATCAGACGTAAAAGCAGTTAGAAAAGCAAGCACAGGTTCTGTATTTGCAGGTAGAACAAGACTAAGAGGAATTATTTTAGCATCGGATGGTTCTGCAGGCTCAGTTACTTTACAGGACGGAAGTTCAGTAACACAGTTTCAAGTAGATGTTCCAGCAGGAGATGTATTTGCATACAACCTTGCAGAAGACGGAATATTGTTTGAAGGTGGAATGACTGTTTCTGCTTTATCAAATGCTACTGTAACTGTTATCATAGATAAGTAGGAGGCTAAATGGCTAACACTACCTCTGGAACTCAAGTTTTTGAAAAAAATTTTTCTATTGATGAGATAATAGAAGAGTCTTTTGAAAGAATGGGTATTCAGAATGTATCTGGGTATCAATTAAAAACCTCTAGAAGAACGTTAAATGTTATGTTTCAAGAGTGGGCTAATCGTGGTCTTCACTATTGGGAAGTTCAAAACACATCTATAACTTTAGCAACTGATCAAACAGAGTATACGATATTTAGATCTTCTGCAGAAGGGGCTTCTAATGGAGTTACAACTACTTTATCAGCAGGTATAAATAGTAGCGTTACAACTATACCTCTTACATCTGTAACAAACATGCCTTCATCGGGTAAAATTAAAGTTAACGATGAAATAATAGAGTACACATCTATTTCTGGAAATAATATTATTTGTCCTGCTTCTGGACGTGGAGCAGATGATACAACAGCAGCATCACATACTAGTGGTGATGCAGTAACTAATTTTGTTAATGGTGCTGACGATATCTTAGAAGCTAGTTTTAGAAACGATAGCAGCATAGACGTGCCTTTAACAAAAATAGCGAGATCTGCATATCAAGCTTTATCAAATAAAACTTCTACAGGTCAACCATCACAATATTTTGTGCAAAGATTTATAGATAAAATTACGATTAATTTATATTTAACACCTGGATCTACTGAAAATGGAAAATTTTTAAATTTCTTTTTTGTAAAAAGAATACAAGACGTTGGATCTTATACTAACGCAACAGACGTTCCTTATAGATTTGTTCCATGTATGATATCAGGACTAACGTTTTATTTATCTCAAAAATATAATCCACAAAGAACACAAGAATTTAAATTATATTATGAAGATGAGTTACAAAGAGCTTTAGCAGAAGACGGTTCTTCTTCTAGTACATATATTACACCTAAATCATATTATACGGAGGTTAATTAATGGCTATTGGTAAGCACTCAAAATTTATTTCTGATAGATCTGGTATGGAATTTCCATATACTGAAATGGTTATAGAGTGGAATGGTGCTAGAGTTCACACATCAGAGTATGAAAAAAAACATCCGCAGTTAGAACCTAAGAGATTTGTAGCAGAACCACAAGGCTTGCGTAATGCAAGACCAGATAGAAATGAGCCTGCTGTTGCAAGATTATTAGGACCTAATCCATTTTCAATAACTAGTGGGTCTACAACTGTAACTGTCACTGAAATAAACCATGGTAGATCTACTGGAGATACAATTGTTTTTAGAAATGTAGAAGGATCTTTAGGAGGTTTAGCTCCTTCTGTTTATCAAGGAGCATCCGGTTTTACAATTACAGTTACAACAACAGATAAGTATACATTTACATTGGGATCAACTCCCACTATAACTGAAGAATCAGGAGGTATGACGACTACAGCAGGGCCTGTAACGTTAACACCATAATATGGCATACGTTTTAGACAATTTAAGAACAGATATTAGAAACTACACAGAGGTAGATGACTCTGTTTTATCAAATACAATATTAGATACTATAATAAAAAATGCAGAAAATAGAATATATAGAGAAGTAGATACAGATGATAATAGAGTTTATGCTACGTCTACTCTTATTAGTGGTAATAGATATGTAACTATACCAGCTGATCTTAGAAATATTAGATATGTTCAATTAAAAAATACAAACGTAACACCTAATACTCAAGATTTTTTAGAGAAAAAAGAAACAAGTTATATGGCTACTTTTTATGATACGCCTGGAACCGCATCTGGTATTCCTAAATATTATGCAAACTGGGATGCTGATTTTTGGGTTGTGGCCCCTACACCAGACGCTACTTATGAAATAACTTTAGCATACATGAAACAACCTATAAGTATAACAAATACTACCACTCCTACAGCAGCTCCTGCAGCTACTAATGGGACATATCTATCTAATAAATATCAAGATTTACTTTTATACGCATGTTTAACAGAAGCATATGGATACTTGAAAGGTCCTACAGATCTGTTACAATACTATGAAATGTCTTATAAGAGATCACTGGCTTCATATTCGATCGAACAAGAGGGTCGAAGAAGAAGAGACGAATATCAGGATGGTGTTATTCGTAATGTTATTAAATCACCATCACCGTAATAAGGAGATAAAAAATGGCAAATATGATACCACATAGCTTTAAAAGCGAATTGCTTTCAGGCACACATAATTTTGCAAGTGGAGGTAACCAGTTTAAACTAGCTTTATATACAGCTGGATCTGGATTACCTTATGCAAATACTGATACTGCCTATTCATCATCGGTTTCTAACGAAGTTAGTACTGGTGGGGGTAGTGGTTATAGCACTGGAGGAGCAATATTAACAAGTCAGGCAGTTGCTACTGGAACAGGAACAGCAACAGTTGATTTTGCTAATTTAACTTTTTCAAGTGCAACCTTTGGAGCAGCTTATGGAGTTATATATAATGACACTAACGGTGATAAGTTAGTTGTAGTTTTAGATTTTGGTGGAACAAAGACAGCGACCAATGGTGACTTCACTATTGTATTCCCTGATCCAAGTACACCATCAAATGCTATTATTAGTTTAACATCGTAAGGTTTTAAATGGCGTTTAAATTAAACGATAGGGTAAAAGAAAATAGTACTACTACCGGAACGGGTACGTTTACACTAAGTGGAGCAGTTTCAGGTTTTGAAACTTTTGCTGCTGGTATCGGTGGAAACAACACTACTTATTACTGTATCTTTGAAACAGGAACGGCAAACTTTGAGGTTGGTTTTGGAACTTTAAACTCAGGAGCAAGCACGCTTGCTAGAACTTACGTTATCTCCAGTTCTAATAGTGATGCTCTTGTA